TTAGCGAAATGTCTCCATTCGTACCGATGCCATAATTACAGGATGCTTGCCTTGACCGTGATGTAAAACAAGCCGCAATACCAGCTGCCGTCAATTGACCTACTACGCAATGTGGCGTGATCCGACTGATCGGTTGCGTGCGTTTTCCGCTGTTGTTCGGGGATAGTTGCGTATAGGTTACAAGTGGACTATTCATCGATGCCCCTCCCGTCCGTGATTTCATCCAGTAAATCAGGATTAAAGCTATCATCTTTGACTTCAGGCAACCCGGCAAGGCTTGTCAAAATAGAAAGAATGCCAGCCAATAATGAGGCTGACACAATGTACTTCCAATCCACTTCACTAATAACAACGGCTGTGCCAATTGTGGCTATTGCCGCCTGTGCAATTGTACGGACAGCCCTGATGGCAGCCGCTTTCAACCATTTAATGCTCATGTTAACCTCCTGCTATTCTTCGATAATAACCAAATCAAGAACATACATATAATAGTTATTGCCCCTTGATCTTGCCTTGATAGTCAATACATCGTTTTGAGATAGTGAAACACCTGATAAGTGGACTTCTTGTATGTTTGTCAAGCCAGAATCACTTTTAAATGTTGTCTGCGCCTGACCGTATGACACCGTTCCAATGCATAATTGCGTACCGTTTGTCCCGCTTGTAGATGATCGATAACCTGTCCAGTATACGCTATATGTGCCTGTTTTTGACACCGTTATAGATGGCCCGACTGCCGTATAGGTCGATGTTGTAGCTCTGCCGGGTGTTTGACTTATTTGCACGTTTTTGGATGTGCCGCCGCCGCCACCGGTATAGCTACCAGTTACGCCGAATATGGAAGTGCCAGACTTGATATTGCCAGCCACAAGGTTTGAATCACCGCTCACCGTGTAATAAGCCGCCGCTGTATTATTCCCTGTCGGAATGTTAATGTACTTATTAGCCGTTCCCGGTGTGACAGTTGTCTTTAATGTTCCGCTTGATGTGGACGATGTAGTTGTCGGCAGTGTCATGGCTGCTGGAGCGGATAGCTGATAGTAAGCCGCCGCACTGTTGTATCCTGTCGGTATGTTTATATACTGTGTCGAGTTTGACGATGCAATTGTCGCCTTACGTGTACCACTTCCGCTTGACGATGCCGATGTTGGCAAAGTCATGGACGGCACTGTTTTTGTTGCGTCTGAAGCATACCAGCCAGACGGGGCTGTAACTGTCGCCCCTGATGCTTCCATATCTGACGATGTTTTAACTGGCAACTGTAATGTATCAGTGATCGTAGTAAGATTGGCCGTATACATTGACAGACCCGGATTGTTCGGGTTCTCACTTACAACGTCTGTTGCTGTGATTAGACCTGTCGCTGAATTGAAAGACGCTGTAACATTGTTGTCTGCAAGCGGTATATATAAATCAACTGATTCTGCGTAATAACCAGCCGGCGCGACAACTTCATCTGTATATACGTTGAGGCTTGACTGCCGTGTTATACCACTGCCAACATAAGTTGAACTAATAGCACCGACTGTCACATCGACCTCGCCAATGCCATCATAGCCGCTTGACGGTGTGATTGTCTCCGTCTGCTGTGATTCTGTCGGAGTATACGACTTTGTCACCGTTTCAAGCGTTGGAGTACCGCCTGAAATATGGTCGACGGCTGTTTTCATTTCGTCAATTGACAGTGGCAACGATTCGCCGCTTTTAGTTGACACGGATGTTGCAAGCTGATCAAGTTTGCTTTTAGTTACTAAGACTTTTGACATGATATTCCTTTATGATGATTATTTCGTCCCATCCCTCACTCAGTGTCGGGGGCTCAAACATTTGTGCGTTCTTCTTAACAACTGCATCGCCTCGCAATCTGCAACGATGTTCACGTTGTATGCATTCTTCAATAGGTGTGTCAAGCCATATACAGATTCTTTTGTGCTTTGTTTTACAGGACTCTAAAAGTTGTATGCGTCTGCGTACTGTGTTGTATATTCCATCAACAACAACATCATGATCAGCCTGTGTTACTGCTTCGTTGCACTTCTTGAATTTGCTTTTCCCGAAATCATCAAGGTGCAACACGTTCTGATACCTTTTTGAAAACGTGGTTTTACCGGCATTCGGATAACCCATTATTAGGATCATGATAATGTTTTGTTGGCATAGCCATATTCCACAGCAGTGATGGCATCATTATCATCCAATGTGATTCTCAGCCTTTGAGAATATAAAGACCCAATCAACTGACCCGTCATAAGCGGAGTGATAATAGAACTAAATGTCATAGTTACATAGCCGTCATATTCGTATGTCTCTATTCTTGTCAAATAAAGTGGATTGTAAATATCATTGTGTCCAACGTCATTGTAGTCTGCACAACTGATAGCAATACCGTTGATCGGTTCGTTATTATGTATCTTGTCGCATATATCAGAATACGACCCTGAAGCTAATGTGTAATACGAAGTGTCATTATTAATGAAAAAGTTATCATCGCAACTAATAACAACGTCAAAGCCACCGCCGCCACCGCCAGCACCTTCAATGCCGTCCTCCATGTGGTTAAGCTTGTCAGCAGTCACCGTATCGCCTGTTGCCCATGTTTGTTTTGTATAGCTCATTTATAAGCCTCCTGTTTTATTTGCAGAGTTGTATTTTTTGCGCCTGTGTGGTAGTCGACAATGAACTGCCACTATTCTGCACAACATCAAACCGCAATGTGGACGCTGTTGTAACCTTCACAGATGCGATTGACTGCACCTCTGTAATTGCGCCATTGACTGCCGGGACTGACACAATGGACATGTCTAATGCTTCGGATGCCGTCACATTGTACCAACGTGCGCCACGCCTACCAGTTGCGTTGCTTGCAAACCTCGCTGAACCGATAAGCAGCCATGTGCCAGCCGATAAGGATAGTTCCGTGCTTGTCGATTGCCATGTTGTATTATTGGATGCAATGCTATCTGATTGAGCGGTTGAGGTGGTTGTATCGCCGATGGATGATAGGACGTTGCCGGTGCCGTCTGTGACAGTGCCGGATGCTATAACGTTTCCGCTACTATCAACAGTAAATGCATCTGATCGAGCATTGTCAGCCGTGCCATTACCTACTATAAACAACGCTCCAAGTACGCCATGCTCATAGTCGTTATATTTTCCGACTACTGTTTGATAGGCAATACCAGCCCAAGTATTATAACCAGACGCATGTGAGCATTCGCCTTGTGCTACCGTATAAGCACCTTCTGCATGAGAACCAAAAGCCCACGCCTCCGTCTGATACCCTTCAGCAATAGAATAATTACCGATAGAACCGCCTATGTAGTTATCGCCGCGGACTCCGATGTTATAATAGGGAGCCATTACGGTTGAACCGCCTTGACCTTTTCCGCTCCCATAACCAAGATGCGCAATTACAACATCGTTTCCGCCGCTGTCACTTGTTTTGATTGTCGTACCGGAAGCACCAAACTCAGCAACACTTTTTTCGGTTGCGGTATTCATGATCTTCATTCCGGTGCTTGTAATGTCATTCCTATACCCTGACACATCACCAAGCACGTGCGCCCCGTTTGCATCGTGCCAAAACCATTCACGCAATTCGTCCACCGCACCATCGTCAGTTGCCGCCAGTTGCCAATCATCCGCATTATACGATTCACTGCTTGACCTTGCGAATGTACAGACATATACAACGGATTCCTCCACAGATGTAGCACCGCCAACAATCATATAGCCAACTTGACCGGTGCCAACCAGCGGACTATAAGCGTCACTGCCGTATTCAAGGCTATCGCCATTTTGCACGCCGTTGGTCATGTCCACCCACAAATCGCCAACGCTGTACGGCGGTACGGGCTGCACTGTGAACACTCGCTTTTTTGTGTTTGCGGTTGCCTGTGCTGCATCTGCCGCCGCCTGTGCCACGCTTGCCGCTCTTCCGGCAGTAGCCGCTGATTCAGTTGCCGCTGTTGCTGCTGCCGCCGCCACATCTGCCAAATTGCTGGCATCATTGGCTGTTTTCTCAACAATCAACGTGCGCTCAATGCCAGTGGACGGATTAGTATAATTCCCGGCAATGTACAGTTTATTGTTGCGCCATTCAACAGTTACAACATCACCGCGTTTGACTTCGGACGATATTGCCTCTGTTGGTGTTTCTTGTTCGCTGCCGGATACGTTTACCCAGACAACGCCGTTATTGTCAACATGTGACACTATCGCTTGATATGTGTGGATTTTCTGTTTGTCGGTTGTCTTCAATGATCCGACTAAATCCTTAATTGTGTCCTGATTTACCAAAGCTGAATCTCCCTATTTGCTTTTTCGCTGATGCTGATTCCATGACTGCATGTCAATGATTGATCGGTCACGCGCAGATCACCTTCAAGGCCGTCAATGGATGCCCGTATGATTGAGTACAGGCTAACACCCGGCACGTATTCCCTTGTGTAGCTACGTTCATCCTGCAGCTTGCTTAATGACTTCAACTGCCGTTCAGCATATGCATTGATTGTTTCGCCATTGATCGGTGTCGGTGATTGATCGATTTCGTCAACATAGAATCCGCGATTGACTGTTGACACAACACTGTTTGGATCATCGTTAACTATAGTGATCCGTTCATTGCCAATAATACAGATGTATCTGTTTGGTATTTCGCTAATATCGCGCGTGTAATTGATACCGTGAGACAAGTATCTAATATTAGTATTGTCAATCGTAAGCGCCGGTTCTGTTGGTTTTGGCAATATGTGGATGATGCCGCGCCCGTCAATCTGGATAATGAAATCACCAGCATTAAGCACAGACCAAACCGATTCAAGCACGCTGGAGCCTATTTCATGAATTACATTTTCATCTAAGATAAATGAGCCTTCAACCATCACCGGCGCATTGACCGCGCTCTGCAACAGATTGCCAGCGTATGCCGCGCCGTTCACCCCTGCCGGTGCATATGCTCCTGTATTGATTAAACGTTTTGATGCCGGGTACAAAACCGAAAAGCCATCTGCGTTCTGCGAAATCGTACCGTGGTTGTAATCGCCGCCATTGGCATCAAACAGCAGCGTTGCAACATCAACACGTTCAACATCGTCACTTTGGATTGCTGTCATGACTATCCGATAATAGTCAGCCGTGAAATCTCCTGTGATGTCCATGCTGCCAGATTCAAGCAAATCACCGTCAGCCGTGCGCGTGATGTTGACACTTTGCACATTATCAATTTGTTCGGCATCTTCCCAAGTATCACGATTGACCCTGTAGATGCGCCATTCAGATGAATACGAACTTGACCAATCCATTATTTATGTCTCCAGTTCAAACGGTACTGGCAAAATAAATTCATCTGTCAGACCAATCTCAGTTGCGTCAATTGCAATGGCTTCAAGCAATCCATCCGTTGACATATTAGACACTTGAACATCGGCTTCATAGGCAGAGCCATCCGGTGTACGAACAAACACCGCGCCAGCATAATGCGCCAGCGCACGTGCAGCCAGTACATCTTCCTGTTGTTCGAGCCTGATAAGATCAGAACTTAATGATCCGGTGCGCTCAATATTGGTATTCCAATATGCGTCATTTGTACCGTCCATGTGCTTGCGGATGTCAACATCCTTTTTGTAGCTATCGCCAATTGACAAATTGTAAGGCAATTCAAGCGTGCCACCTTGCCAGTCAAAACGCATTTTGTCACCGGTTGCATAATACTCAATATCTGAGAATGCCACATCACCGTCCGCCGTGCGGATCGCAATCCTGTAGCTTTGCGTAAGTGCATTGCCAAATGGCGCATAGTTGTCTGTTGCTGTGTATGCCAATGGGAACCCTGAGCCAATCAAGTAAACGCCATCACCTGTCATTCTGTATATGTCATACACATCAGAGGAAGCGCTGTTTGCCGGAGCCGTTAAGGTAATCTGTACAGCCTGAACGTGATAGCCTGAATCGCTGATCGTGTTAACCGGTGTCAGTGTGACGTAGGCTGTTTCTGTCATTTCGTACCAACCCTGACTGTACGGATTTTCATTGCCTTCCGGTGTTACTTCAACATACACGCCATCGGTTAACGCATAATAGTTTTTGTCAGCCACAACGGTTGTATCTGTAGTTGCTGTGAATGTCTGTTGCACCGGTGCCGGTGCTTTGTGCGACCATGCAACAGCAAAATCAGCTTCAGCCGGATCGGATTGCATACCGGTTGTGATATTGGTTGCCACAACGGATAATGTGTACTCATCCAAATCCCAAAAATCAAGACCGTCAGGCAGTGTGATTGTTGTCGAATAATCCGATGTGCCAGCTGTCCAAACAGGTGAGAACACGTTGCTGTATATCGTATCGCCAGCGGTCTGACGCTTGATGCCATCAGGGAATTGTCCAACTGCGCCATGAGCAGTTACGACAACAATTAAATCACACTCAGAATTAGATGTTGCAGTGAAAGAATACGGCTGCGCCGTCAATGTTGTCGGAGCCGTCAAGCTAATATTTGGAGGATCAACAATCGTGATTGTATGAATTTCGCTCCTAACAAAGCCGCTGCCTGTTGATACATATACCCTGAACGATAACACGCCACCAGTGGCGGCGGCTGCTAAGTCTTCTGCACTGACTTGTGTTGCGC